GTTAATATCTTCTAACCATAATAATGAAACTGTATCTTTTTTATCTACTGCTGTTATCTTATGATATTTCATTGGATAAAAATTCTCTTTCATATAGCTAAATAAATTTCCCTTTTTGTCTATATAATTATAACCTCTATGTCTCATTAAGTTTGGCATAGCTTCTAGCATATACTTTAGTGGGTATAAATTAGGTAAACTTGTTTGCAGTCTTCGTACACCTAGTGTACTTCCAGTCATATTTGTATCGTCTACAACCTTTCCATCGGCAAAAAGAACTCCATCTCTTTCTTCTATTTCTTCTGTACCTATAACATAGATTGGAAATTCTATTTTATGAATTTTCACATCAACAAACTTCTTATTATTCCTGCCCCTAATATTACTGTTGCGGCTACATTAATTGTTATTACAGCTCTATCTCTCCATCTCATACCTACTATTAACCAGCCTATACAACCTATCATAGATAACACACTATCATAGAAAGGACTTACCTGTGATGCGCGAATCATCATAGCCATTAGTATTATAATACTACTACTCCATTTAATCCACCATGTTAGAGTAAGTGTATTATGTTTTACTGTTACTTCCTTACTCATATTAATAAATTCCCATATTGTTTCTCAAATTTTCCATTTGAATAATCATCTGCTATATCAAAATCACATCCTACAGGACAGCCTTCAATATAAACGCCTCTATCAAACTGTACAAATTGTTTTAACTTTTCACAATAGTGATCTATCTCATGCTCTGGAACTTCAGCCAGAACAGAATCATGTACTAGTGCGAATATTTTAGCTTTTAAACTATGTTCTTTAACATAATTATGCATATCTATTGCACCTGCTAGGTTAATATCACTAGCCACGGATTGTACCAAGAAATTAATACCCGACCGTACTTCGTGACTAGCAATACCTTTATCTGATGATTTTACATTTTCTAATCTTCTTTTTCTTCCAAAAGTAGAATATATAAAAGCATTTGCTTCGATAAAGTTTTTACAGTCTTCTAACCATCTTTTTAAGTCTTGAAACTGATGAAAGTAGTCATTAATAACTTCTTGTGCTTCATTTACAGAAAAATAGGAACCAGCATCTTTAGATACTTGTTGAGATATTTTCATAGCTCCAGCTCCATACATAATACCAAAAGTAACGGCTTTAGCTGCCTGTCTCTCTAGGCTATATCTATCTCCAACATCTTCGACAGCACAGGGTAATTTAAAAACTAACTTAGCAATAGAACTATGGAAATTACCCCCACTTCTAAATACTTGTTGCAAGTTTTTGTCTCCTGACAAAGCTGCAGCAACGTATACTTCTGCGGTTGTTAAATCCATAGCTACTATTTTATTTCCTTCTTTTGCTTTTATGCAACCTTTAATAATCGGGTTGTCTCTTGGTATTTGCTGCATATTTAGCTTACCAGAAGAAGATAATCTGCCTGAAGTAGTAGAGTGTAAATTAAAATTAGTACGAAGCCTGCTATCTCTATCAAGCTGTGGTATAATCTTATCAAGGTATGTGTTCTTGATTTTTGACTTTTGTCGTATATCGAGAATATACTGTGGTACTTCATGCTCTCCACCTAATTTTTGTAATACTTCTGCGTCCGTACTATGCGCTCCTGTACCTGTTTTCTTTCCTGTAGGTTTTAGCCCAATATAATCAAATAATAAACTTCGTAATTGAACTGTACTATTTGGATTAAATTCCTTACCTTGCCCTTTTTCAAAGACTTTTATTTCCTTAAAGTTATAAAGATTATCAATAGCTTCTTGTATCTCTACTTCCATTAAATTTTGAGCAAGCTCTAATCTTTTTCTATCAAAAGGCACTCCTATATCTTGGCAGTCTTTTAAAAATAACATGCCTGGAATAAGTAGATTATCATATACTTTCTGTAGTCTTGGATTCTTATTAATGGCTTCTTTAAATAATTTAAATATACAAAAAGTAACTACAGAATCCATAGCTGAATATACTTGCATTATATCAAAAGGAATCATACCCCAGTTAAACTGTGATTTTAGTACTCTGTTTCTTTTACAGTAAGTATCTATATAATCTGATAATGGTTTTTCATAATCACCATATATTGTATGTTTCATAGCTAACTGTTTTAGTCCATGAGTACCTGGGTTCTCATTTAATAAATAATGTAATAACATTGTATCCTCTACTCTTGCAAAGGTAAAATTAAAATGATACTCTAACATTGCTAAATCAAATTTGGCATTATGAAATACTACTATTTTATGCCAGAAAATGTACTGTAATAATTGTTCCACTTCATCATCAATAATATCTGTTAGAATGTATACTCCCGCATCTTCTTCATAAGCTAAACTTATTCCTAGTATATGTCCGTCTCTTGGGAATAATCCTGTAGTTTCTGTATCGCAAGCTATATACTCTCCTTCGTCCGCTATTGCAGCTTTTAGATATTGTACTGCTTCTTCTTTATTGTCTATTCCTCTAAACTTTTCTGTGGAATACTCAACAGGTTTTAAACTACCTTCTATATATCCTACTATATTTCCTACTGATTGTTCCCAAGTTCTACGCGCTTCAGGTTTAAACGAAAGCATAGCGGGGTTTATAACTGGGAGAAATTTGTTATCTATTAAACGCCCACTATGCTCTGTTACTGATCTTTCATTTGTAAAAAAGATCAAAGCTTCTGAACCAACCAATATGATCCAATCATACTGGTCTAAATCTATTTCTATATCTACATCTCGTTTTAGGACTTTCTTTTTTTGTTCTGAACACAAATGATATTGGTCAAATTCAAATGCGTTATTAAAGTGCCTAACGTAGTCCGTTCTGTTAGGTGCTTTATCAATTAATGCTACTTTCGCTTGGTTCATCGTATAACCACTCCTTTAATTTTTGTACTCTCTCTTTGGGTAACCCTCCTGGATCCATGCCGTCTGGCATTTTTACTATCTGAGAGATTAATTCTACTTTATCGCAAAGCTCAACTACGTTCTCTGCGGCTTCTCTTCCTGCTTGATCTCCATCAAAAAGGATATCTACTCCAATGACTCCCTGAACTTTTAGCATAGATAATTTATAAATATCTATGTTTCTAGTACCGAAGCAACACATTGCATTAGATAACCCTTTGTCTAATAAGTTTAAGGCATCAAAAATACCCTCTGTTAATACTACCCTTCCTAAAATAGGTTTTGCTTTAGGTGGAAATATGGGTAATTTTGCTTTAGGTGGAAATATCATATACTTTGGTACTACTGTACTATCCATATGTCTACCTATAAAAGCTGTTATTCTACCTGTAATATCTTCTACTGGAAATACTACTCTACCTATATACTGCGGTTCATGGTGTGTAAATGCAGTATATTTTTCATATGTTTCTGGTCTTATATCTCTATAATTCCCCTTGTATAACATGAAATCTTTTGGTATTGTTAATCCTACACTAGAAATTAAACTATCTTCTATTTTCTTCTTCATTCCTACTCTCTTTTGGTCTAGAAAGGATACTGGTTGATCGTAGTGTTTAAATACATTTCCTTTAAATCCGCATGAAAAACAATGGAATATTCCTGTTATTTTATCAATACGCATAGAAGGATTACTGTCATCATGTTCAGGATTTAAACATGCAACAACAATATCAGCACCTTGTAATCTATAAGGTATCTTTTTCTTCTGTATTAATTCTTCTACGTTCATAACATACCATCATAAACTATTTTAGCAAGAAAGAGAAATATAAACATAAATAATAAGAAAAACATTATAAATGTTATTGTTTCTAAAAATTTTTCTAAAAAACTATTCATATCAAAACCTATTTAATATATAGATTATTGCGCCACCAAAGCATAATACACAGAATAAGTATAATAAGTTATTTAAATTTTCCATGATATTTCTCGTAATCTACCTTTTATTTTCTTACCGCAACAGCTACACTTGAAGGGGTTAGCAAGTACATCTTCTGTCTTATTATAATCAAATGTTATTTCTTCCCCTTTATTTATCTCTTTTAATGAAACTAATCCCCTCAACTCAAAGAAGCGAGCAGGCGGCTTAAGTGGTAATTCAGAATCAGCTATCTCATTAGCGTTCCAACCCTGAATATATATTATTTCCGCGTTAGGATAACAACTATGATTTATACAAGCACCTGTTTCAGATTCTAAATGTCTTTCTCCTACTTGTATAGATGTTCTTGTTGGGTAGGGAGTCCAAAGTCCTGTTAAGTGTAAAATTAACTCCCTTTTCCCAATAGGTACAGTTGTATGAACGGATTTATATCCGTCTCTTTCTACTATTAAATGTTTTACTTCTTCCATTTTTCTATATACATTCCTAGTATTATTCCCCAACTAAAGAAGCCTGATACTACTGTTATAATTCCCATAATTTCGTTTTGTGTCATAATTCATGAACCTCCTCGTTCATTTTTGATTTCATATCCGCTTTTTCCTTAGGATTAAGCGAGTCTTTTGGTCCAATACGTAAAGTATCCCAATCCATTTCACTTGTGAAACTTTCCATAGCACCGTTTCTCATTTTTTTACACACAAAACTAATACATTCATCTGCAGGATCATAAGTTTCTAAAGCAAAAGCTGCGTCTGCCGCATCTAATATACCTTTTGCAAATCTAGCTTCGCCTGTAGCGTCTGTTTGATATGGAGAAAAGAACAATACTCCATAGTCTTGTGCATATTGTTTTAAAGTTTTACTAACTTCTATTTGTTCTGTCCAATCATATTGACCCGCTCTAGAGGGTACTGATGATCTTCTTACTTGATTTATATAATCAATTATTACAACACCCAAATCTAAATAATTAGATCTGTACTCTATCTCTGCTTTAATCTTTGCTAGAGTAAGAGATGTATCGTATACTATATCCATTTGTTTATCTGTTCTTAAAGGTAGTTTTGTTACTTCGTTTTGGAACTTCTCATAATCTTGATGACTATAATAATTCATTAAACTTGCACTACTACCCTCAAACCTGTCAGCTTGCCACTCTGCTAATCTTTGATATTCTTTCTTTGTTAACATTCTTTGTGTCAATCTATTCAAGGGAATATTTGCGCCTAAAGCTGCAAGCCTTCTAAATGTTTGTTCTTTAGTCATCTCAATAGTGAAATATAAAGAACTTTTTCCTATGTTATATTGATTTACTGCGATATTAGCACAACTGAAAGATTTACCTGCTCCTCTACGACCACCTAGTAATACTAGATCTGTTTTCGTAAATTTCATTTTCTGATCATAAGCATCATTAAGTCCAAGCTGTATATAGTTAGATATTTCTTCTTCTGTTTCTAATGCACTAATTTTTTGCATACTTATTGATTCTGTATCTATCTCTACTTTATTTCGAACATGAACTACTATATCTTCTATAGCTTCTATGTTTTCTTCTGCTGTAGCCATACCTACGGATTTATCAATATAACCATCAACCTGACCGAGTATTTCGATCTGGGTATATTCATTTTTTAGGTATTCTAATAATTGATATGGATTGGAGTCCACTTCAAGGGATTCTATTGCGTATATTTTTTCTTTTAATG